GCCGCGCGCCGTCTGGACCGATGAGCAAGTCGAAACACTGCGCCGTCAGTACCCGCACTTCAAGACTGAGAACGTCGCCTTCATGGTCGGGCACTCGCTCGAGCAAGCCTACCGCAAAGCACAAGCACTCGGCCTCAAGAAAACGGCTGAGTTCCTTGCAAGCGGCGCTGCTGGGCGCCTCGACGGCGTGCGTGGTGGCGCAACGCGCTTCGCGAAAGGCATTGTGCCGTGGAATAAGGGCACGAAGGGCGTAATGCGTGGCGGCGAGCAGACGCAGTTCAGGCCGGGGCAGCAGCCGCACAACACGCAGCCAATCGGCACCCTGAAGGTCACAGACGACGGCATCCTGCGCCGCAAAGTCAGCGATGGCAAGGGAAGCAGCAGTAAGCGGTGGCGCGCGGTGCATGAGCTGGTTTGGATCGAGGCGAACGGCCCTGTGCCGCCGAGGCACATCGTTGTATTCAAGCCCGGCACGAAGACCACGGCAATTGAGGAAATCACCATCGACCGCGTCGAGTGCATCGCGCTCGCGGAGAACATGCGCCGCAACACCGTGCACAACTACCCGAAAGAGATCGCGCAACTCGTGATTCTTCGCGGCGCACTCAACCGGCAAATCAACAAGGGGACTGAAAAATGAGCAACAACATTGCTGACCTGCGCGCGCATTTGTTCGACGCGCTCAAGGGGCTCAAGGACAAATCGATGGACATCGAGACGGCCAAAGCCGTTTCCGACATCGCGCAAGTCATCGTCAACACCGCGAAAGTTGAAGTGGATTACGTGAAGGCGAGTGGCGCGAAGGGCAGCGGATTTTTGGAAGGCGCGCCGGAACTGCCGCCCGGGATTACTGGAATCACCCAGCATCGGATGCGGTGAGCAGCATGACCGCACCCCAATCCCACCCGCACCGCAACAGCGCCGCCTACAAGGCATCCGAATACCTCTTCCGCGAAGGCCCGAAGACCGAGCGCGAGTTGCTTGCCGCAGTCGATTTCGGCATGGCCTACGAAGCCCCGAACCGGCTGCAGGCGTCGATCACGAGCGGCTGGCTCACGACGACCTCCACCGGGACGATTGCCTGCGGAGCGAGGGCGGTCGAGCACTTCGCGGAGAGGCCGAAGAAGTATGTTGGGCAGAAAGCGGAGCCGAGGCAGGTTGATGTGATGCACCGTAAGCCTTACCGGACGCCGGCGCGCTTCGTTCGGGGTGATGCGGAATGGTCGATCAGGCCGGGCATGGTTTTCTACAAAGGATAAGGAATGAATATCTATACGCACGAGTTCAGCGTCGCGTGCCCGAACAACGGCGATCAGATCGCCTACACGCTGTACATCGCGACAGTTGGTCGCATGATTTTCGCTGAGCACATCATCGCGGCCACAGAGATGATTAAGGAAGGGTTGCACGAAAAAATCGCGGACGAATTGTTCGAGCGCTTCGGCGGCATTCAAGTACTCACGGCGAACCACGGCCTTGGCATTTTGACGATACGGGGACTCGCATGATTTACGAATTGAGCCAGTCCTTTATGTTCGACGCGGCCCACACCCTGACCCGCACCGTGCCGCTCACTGAATTCGAGCCGAGCCGGCGGATTCATGGTCACACCTACACCGCCCGCGTCACGGTGCGCGGCACAAAGGGCGCAGACGGGATGCTCGAATTCTTCCGCCTGCCGAAGAACAAGAAACAGAGCGTCGATCTGTTTTACCTGCGCAGCGCACTGGACGAGGTGCGCGCGTTACTCGACCATCACATGCTGGACGAGGTGCAAGGGTTGGGCGCTGCGACGATGGAAAACTTGTGCGAGTTTATCTATTTGCGCTTGAAGGACCAATTCCCGATTGCGCGGGTTAGCGTGGCGCGGGCTAGTGGCGACGAATGCACGTTGCGCGTCGGGGTGCCTGAATGACGATTCATTACCACGGCACGCCGATCACGCCGCGCAAGGTGCTGACCGAGCTGGCAGGGCGGTTCTTCTGTATCTCGTGGGAGCGCCCCGATGATATCCAGTGGTGCCACGACTTCGGCCAAGGCAACATGGTCGATAACGGAGCTTTTACCGACTGGATGCGTGCCATGAAGGAAGGGAAAGCGCCTCGCAGCAATTGGCATGAGTTCTACGGATTCTGCGAAAAATGGCTGGCCTACCGCACCACGTGGGCCGTGATCCCTGACGTGATTATGGGCGATGCCGAGCAAAATGACGCCCTGATAGCACAATGGCCGCATGGGCAGCGCGGAGCGCCAGTCTGGCACATGCACGAGCCAATCGACCGGCTCAAGCGCCTGTGCGACGAATGGGAGCGAGTCTGCATCGGGTCGTCGGCGCAGTACCGGGTAGTTGGCTCAAGCGAGTGGCATCACCGCATGACGGAGGCGATGAACGCGATCTGCCAGACCGGGCGCGTTCCAGCTTGGCTGCACATGCTGCGCGGGATGAACGCCGCGCGCTGGGGCTACCCATTCGCCAGCGTGGACAGCACCGACATTGCGCGCAACCACAGCAACCGCAGGAAAACGCCGCGCGAAATGGCCGACAGGTGGGACGGCATTCAGTGCTCGCCGTTTTGGGAGCAGCAAAAAACACAAGTCGATATGTTCGGTATGGAGGTGGCCGCATGAAACGCTCCAAACCACTCCAGCGCACCGCTTTCAAGCGCAAGCCCGTCACGCCAACCGCTCGCACCGGCATCCTAGGCCAATCCTCGTTCCAGCGCACGAAGGCCAAGCCAGCGAAGGCCAAGCCGATGAAGTCGCGCGGCATGAAGGGCCGACCGCCGACCGCCGAGGAACAGCGGTTCATGGATGCCATCGCATCGCTTGGTTGCCTTCCATGCGAGAAGGACGGCCATCCAAATTCGCTCGTGAGCATCCATCACCTACAAGGCAGGACTGCACCAGGCGCGCATTTCCTCGTGCTCGGCTTGTGCGCTTGTCATCATCAACAAGACGACACCGACCCGCTCGGGCGCGTCAGCGTACACGGTCGCAAGGCGCAATTCGTCGCGCGGTACGGCACGGAGCGGGAATTGCTGGCTGAGGCGAAAGCGAGGCTTGGACTATGACCACCAACATCCTTAGCTCGAAATGGGAAGGCGACACCGCCGCACCCATCGACCCGACCGCAATCGGTTTCAAGGCCGCGCCCGCACCAGTTATCGACGATTGCACCGGCTGCATTTTCCTCGGTCAGCGCAACGCGGTATGCCGTCAAGCGTGCGCGATTGCGGTTGAAAACGGGCAGATCGATTGCGACGAACCGTGGCCGGAAGGCGGGAGCGTGATCTATGTGATCGCGGACAAGCGCCAGTTGGATTTATTAAAAGACGGCCAGCCGGACGAGTGCGAATCGTCCAGCGGCCTAGCCAAATCAACAAGGGGAAGAGTTGGATGAACGGGATTGTATATCAACCGGGGCAAGTCTCCGAAAAGCCGTATGAGCTGTATCACGGCGACTGCCGCGACGTTCTGGACACCTTGCCTGCAGGCCAGTTCGACGCCTGCATCGCCGACCCGCCCTATGGCGATACCAGCCTCGACTGGGATAAGCAAATCGACGGCTGGCTGCAGGAAGTGGCGCGCGTACTCAAACCGAACGCCTCGATCTGGGTATTCGGCAGCCTGCGCTTTCTCGCGCCACTATTTGACCAGATGGACGCGCTGGGGTTCAAGTACAGCCAGGATATCGTGTGGGAAAAGCAGAACGGGACCGGCTTTCACAACGACCGCTTCCGGCGCGTGCATGAGCATGCCGTGATGTTCTATCGCGGCGCGTGGGCCGACGTGTACCACGACACCCAATACACGAACGACGCCACCGCCAAGACCGTGCGACGCAAGACCCGCCCGACGCATACCGGCCACATCGAACAAGGCCACTACGTCAGCGAGGACGGCGGCCCGCGCCTGATGCGCAGCGTGATCTACGCGAAGAACGAGCACGGCGCGGCGCTGCACCCGACCCAGAAGCCGCTGGAGATCCTGCTGCCGCTGGTGCGCTACTCGGTTCCGCCGGGCGGGGTTCTGCTGGATCCGTTCATGGGATCCGCAAGCGCCGGCATGGCGTCACGGATCGAGCGGCGACGCTATGTCGGCATCGAGAGGCGGGCTGATTACTTCGCAACCTCGCTGCGGCGCATGGACGGGCCACTTGAAACGGTGGCGGCATCGCAAAGCGGGCTGTTCGCCCAAAACGACACGGAGGCCGCGTGATGGACGAATCCCGCGCCCTGACAAAGCATCGCATCGCCTGCATTCAGGCAGCGACGACCGGCAAAGCCCTGTCGATCTACGAGCTTGCCAACGCGATCCACGTTTGCCACCAGTCGGCCTTGCGCTACGTTCGCCACCTTGCCGGCAACGATCCGGCAAACGGCGACCGAATGCACGTGGCGCGCTGGCGTGAAATCAAGCGCGGCGTTTGGGCTGCGCTCTACAAGTGGGGTGACGGGTCGAATGCGACCAAGCCAGCGCCGCGAAAGCGCATCGACCTGAACCGGTATTGGCGCGAGAAGCGGAAATCAGACCCGGTAGAGCACGCGCTGCACCTGGCGCGCGAGCGTGGCAAATATCGGGCAAAACGCGCTGCCAAGACGCCGCAAACGCCATTCTCCGCCCTGTTCGCCATCGCCGGGAGGGATAGCCATGCCTGACCATTCCACCCTGCGCCAGATGGCGCAATCGCAGTCCTCGGTGACGGTCGACTCCGCGCAACTACTCGACCTGCTGGACGAGCTCGACCGCCTGCGCGGCGACGCCGATCCGGAGGACGCCGAGCGCCGCAAGAAACGCCGGTTCACGCCCGACGACGAGAAGTGCGCCCGGTACATCTTCGGCGTGATCCTCGCTGCCTACCCGAAGGCCAGGGAGCCGAATTGGTCGGTCTGGTCCGACGAGGTGCGCAAGATGCGCGAGATCGACAAGCGCGCGCACCGGGAGATTTGCGAGCTGTTCCTGTGGGCGAACAAGGATTCGTTCTGGTGCTCGAACGTCCTCTCTCCAGTCTCGCTGCGCAAGCAATGGGACCGGCTCGCGGCGCAGAAGGCGCGCCCGGGAGGAGCCTCTAGCCCGAGCCGCAAGTTCAACTTCGCGGGCGGCGACCGCTCCGCCGACCGCGCCGCGCAGCAGCAGAGCATGACAAAGCGCCGCATCGTGGTCCCTGACGGGGAGGTGAAGTTTTGAGCGAGCTTGAGCCGGCAGGCGCCCAACTCGGCCAGTTCGCGGCCCACATCGCGCCGGTCGAGGGTAGGTGCGACGAGCATGGCGCCGCAACCATCCTGACGAGGAACGGACTGCCATGGCAATGCCCGGCGTGCCTCGACGCCAAGCTCAAGGCCGAGTTTGCGCGCGAGGCCATCAGCGAGCGCCAGGCGCACTTGCACAAGATCGCGGACCTGCCGGCCAAGCACCGGGGGCACGAGTTCAAGGCAAGGACGCCGGAGCAGAAAGCAGTCGGGATGATGGTCGTGAGCTTTCGCGACTTCATCATCTCGCAGCCCGGCTGGGCGACCTTGATCATGGTGGGCGAGAACGGCACCGGCAAGACGCTGATGGTGACGCAGTTCGCTGAAAGCCTGATCGCCAAGTACGGCAAGTCGGTCAGGTACGTCACCGCTGCATCCATGATCAGCGAAATCCAGTCCTGCTACGGGCGCGAGGGTCGGAGTGCGGAAGTGGCGATGCTGGAGTTCGCGCAATACGACCTGCTCATCATCGACGAGATCGACATGATCCGCGACAAGGACGACGCCAAGATCCTGCTCACGGAGGTGGTCAGCAAGAGGTACAACGCCGAGCGGCCCATCGTGGCGATCAGCAACCAGACGCTCGACACGCTGGGGCAGTTCATTGGCGACAGGATTGTGAGCAGGCTGCACGAAAACAGCTTCTTTTGCCTCTTCGACTGGCCCGATTTTCGGAGGCAGTCATGAGCCGCGGCGACATCTGCGCGATGTGCGAGCACTTCACTCTGGAGGGCGGCAAGCCAGACGAGGGCATCGGTCGCTGCCTCGGCTATGGCGAAACGAATCCCGAACAGCTCGTGCGCTGGGATCGGCAGTTCTCGGTGCTCTTCGGGCCGGCGCCGAATATGTCGAAGCGTATGCAGTGGATCAGGCAGCAAGAGAGCAGGGAGAACAACAACCAAACGGAAGGGGTGACATGAACGCAGAAATCGAGAA